TGATCTTCATCTGCTTGATACATTCAAGCTGTGGGCGGAACAAGTTTTCTGTTGGTACTTCTTTGTTGAACGTAGTGTGTGGGAACCAGGGCCCGATGGCGGCGGGCACTTTGTCACGAAGATCATTAAGAAGAGACTTACACAGAAGCAATACTTGATCGTTGCTCGAGGCGCTGCCAAATCGATGTATGCCTTCTGTATCCAAGCTTTCTTCCTCAATGTTCGAACAGAGACGACTCATCAGATCACTACTGCTCCGACCATGAAGCAAGCCGAAGAGGTGATGTCACCCTTCCGAACCGCTGTTACCAGGGCAAGAGGCCCTCTATTCCGTTTCCTTACTGAGGGATCTTTGCAGAACACTACTGGGTCTCGGGCCAATCGAGTCAAGCTTGCTTCAACAAAGAAGGGGATTGAGAACTTTCTCACTGGTTCTCTTCTTGAAGTACGACCGATGTCTATCAATAAGCTGCAGGGTCTTCGCCCGGCCTGTTCTACTGTTGATGAATGGTTGTCTGGAGACATCAGAGAGGATGTTGTTGGAGCAATTGAACAGGGTGCTTCGAAGATGGAAGACTATTTGATCATTGCTATTAGTTCCGAAGGAACAGTCCGGAATGGTTCCGGCGATACAATCAAAATGGAACTCAATAGCATTCTTCGTGGGGAGTATCAAGCACCTCATGTATCGATTTGGCACTACAAACTAGACGCGCTTGAAGAAATTAATGATCCAGCCATGTGGATTAAGGCAAATCCAAATCTTGGGCGAACTGTGACGTACGATACTTATCATTTGGAAGTTGAAAGAGCTGAAAAAGCTCCGGCATCTCGCAATGATATCTTGGCAAAGCGTTTTGGTATTCCAATGGAGGGTTACACTTACTTCTTTACGTATGAACAAACACTTGTGCACCCGCATAAGGAGTTTTGGGGAATGCCGTGCGCACTAGGCGCTGACCTTTCACAAGGCGACGACTTCTGTGCTTTCACCTTTATGTTTCCCTTTCAGAATTACTCATTTGGGATAAAGACTCGAAGTTACATCACTTCTTTGACGTTAATGAAGCTCCCTGGAGCTATGCGAATGAAGTACGAAGAGTTTATTCGAGAGGGAAGTCTTCACGTTTTGGACGGAACTGTCTTGGACATGACAGAAGTCTACGATGATATGGATGCGTTCATCCTTGCTAATGAATACGATGTTCGATGCTTCGGTTTCGATCCATATAACGCAAAAGAGTTCGTCACAAGATGGGAAGCGGAGAACGGTCCTTTCGGAGTCGAGAAAGTAATCCAGGGTGCTCGCACTGAATCCGTTCCACTTGGAGAATTGCGAATTTTGGCGGAGGAAAGAAAATTGATCTTCGATCAAGAGTTGATGTCGTTCGCTATGGGCAATGCTGTTACTCTGGAAGATACTAATGGAAACCGAAAACTGCTCAAGAAAAGAGCCGAAGAAAAGATCGACAACGTATCAGCTATGATGGACGCCTATGTTGCGTTCAAAGCGAACAAGGAGGCGTTCGAATGACGTGCCAAACAACGAACGCAAAGGAGGTGATTCATGTCCATAACTAGTCGAATTAAAAGAATGTGGAACGCCTTCAACTCTCCAGATGCACTTGAGTCGCAAGTGGCTTATAGTGGTGGAACCATGTCAAGTGTTCGACCAGACAAAACTCGGTTGCGATATTCCAACGAACGCTCAATTATTGCTTCTGTCTACACTCGTCTTAGTATGGATGTTGCCGCTGTTGGGCTTCGTCATATTAAGCTCGACGATCAAGGAAGATATGCAGAAGATATTGATAGTGGTCTGAACACTTGTCTTCTCTTTGACCCAAACCCAGATCAAGGACCACGTGCCTTTAGACAAGATATTGCGATGACACTCTTTGATAAGGGTGTTGCCGCAATTGTTCCTGTTGATACAACGGTTAATCCAGCATTTGAACAGCCGTATGATATTCATACGCTTCGTGTTGGAAACATTTGCCAGTGGTATCCTCGACATGTTCGAGTGGATCTTTACAACATTGACAAAGGGCAAAGACAAGAAGTTGTTCTCGAGAAGCGCAATGTCGCCATTGTTGAGAATCCTCTCTATCAGGTGATGAATGAGCCGAACTCGACTCTTCAGCGGTTGATTCGAAAGCTCAATCTTTTGGACGCCGTAGATGAGCAATCTAGCTCTGGGAAGCTGGACATTATCATTCAACTTCCCTATGTCATCAAGTCAGAAGCACGTCGTTTGCAGGCAGAGCAGCGACGAACAGACATCGAGTTTCAGTTAAAGGGTAGTCAGTATGGAATTGCCTATACTGATGCTACTGAGAAGATCACACAGTTGAACCGTCCTGCAGAGAACAACCTTCTCAAACAGGTCGAATATCTAACAGCCATGTTGTATGGCCAACTTGGTCTTACTGAAGACATCATGAATGGGACTGCTGATGAAAAGACGATGCGTGCCTACTTCCAACGAACTATTGCTCCGATTCTCGAGGCCATCATTGAAGCGATGCAGAGATCACTTCTCGGACAAGCTCGAGTTGACAAGAACGAACGTATCTATTACTTCCAAAATCCGTTCGCTCTTGTTCCGATGGAACAGATGGCTGAAATCGCTGACAAGTTTACTCGTAACGAGATTCTTTCAGCGAATGAGATCAGATCCTTCATGGGCTTGAAGCCGTCGAAGGACCCGAAGGCTGATCAGTTGATCAACAGCAATATGCCACAGCCTGAAGGCGCTGTCGTTGCCACACCATCCGGTCCAACAATTGATGAATTGGATAGTGTAATGAATGAAGTCTTTAATGGCCTTACCGCTGATCTTGATGCAATGGCGGGAGGTACTTAATGGTCGATACTCAAGCTATTATTGATAAAATTCTCCTACATGCTGAGACGAGATATGATCCTGTAAAAGCTCATCAATATTATGAAAGAACCAAAGAGCTTAAAGGCCGTCGACTTGAATCTGGACTCAAATCTGATAAACAGAGAGAAGGTTTGCAGTTCGTTAAGTCGGAAGTAATGAAAGAGAAAACCGCAGCACTTGATAAAGCCAGGACTGACAAGACCGTTGCGATCGCCCAACTACGCACCACTGCCGAACAGCGCAGGGAGGTTATCCGAGAGAAGATTCGGAACATCATGAAGACTCTAACCAATAGGGCAGAGGGTACTCGTGACAAACTCTCAGATAGCGTTCAGGCCCAGATTGATAAGTTACCCCCGATTCCTAAGGGAGTAAGTAAAGAAAAAGCCGCCGAGTTAGCAGCGGACCGTCGCAATAAGATTGCCAAGATCAGAGGCGACGCCCGGGCTGAAAGGCAGAAGCTGAGTGGTGATACCAAGACCGCTCGAGTTAAAACAAGAGTATCGGGTGCTCAATCTCGAGAACAAGTCAAGGCTTCACTCACTGCCAGCATCGAAAAGGCCAGAACTAATTACATTACTGCCAAAGAATCGATCAAGGCCAAGTATGAAGGTGAACTCGACACCGAATTCAACAACATCAAGAACAACGTTCGGTAAAGGAAAGGAACAATCAAAATGGAATGCGATTTTAGTGGATGGGCGACCAAGGCGGGGCTCAAGTGCTCCGATGGTCGAACCATCATGTCCGGAGCTTTCCGTCATCAGGACCAGTTGAAGGTCCCGTTGGTGTGGCAGCACGGTCACAACGATCCCGAGAATGTTCTCGGTCATGCGATCCTGGAAGACCGTGGAGAAGATGGCGTTTATGCCTATGGGTTCTTCAACAAGTCGGCCAAGGCAGAGCATGCTCATGGACTTCTCGAACACGGCGACATCAATCAGATGTCAATCTGGGCAAACCAACTCGTCGAGAGAGCTTCAAAGGTTCTTCATGGTGTTATCCGTGAAGTCAGTCTGGTTCTTGCCGGCGCAAATCCTGGGGCTCTTGTCGAGAACGTCACGATCCGTCATGGTGATGGTGGAGAGACGCAACTTGATGACGAGGTCATCATCTATACAGGTCTCGAACTCGAACATGAGAATCTCGACGATTCAACTGACACCAATGAGACCGGTGAGACTGATGAAACCGAAAAGAGCGACGAAGATCTCAACCACGCCGAGGGCGATGGTGGGAATGGTGGAGACACCAGCAACACGGGCGAAGACGACGAAACTGTCGAAGACGTCTATGAAACCATGACGGAAAAGCAGAAGCAGGTGCTTCACTACATGCTCGGCGAAGCCATTGAGGCTAACCGTAGCGAACTCCAGCAAGACAACCTCGGCGATGCCGATACCAAGACAAAGGATGAAAACGAAATGGCTCACAATGTGTTCGAGAAGGACCCCAAGGAAGGTACTACTCTCCTCGACGGGAAGGGCTCTGTTCTGTCTCACGATGATCTCAAGGGCATCTACGCCGACGCCGCCAAGGTTGGCTCTCTGAAGGATGCCGTCAACAATTACGCCATTGCTCACGGCATTGACGACATCGACACACTTTTCCCGGATGCCAAGGCTCTCGCCGACTCCCCCGAGTGGGACAAGCGTCGCACTGAGTGGGTGAATGTCGTTCTCAGCGGCGTTCGCAAGTCCCCCTTCAGCCGAGTCAAGACTCTCTTCGCCGATCTCACGATGGAAGAGGCCCGCGCCAAGGGTTATATCACTGGTGATCTGAAGAAGGAAGAGTACTTCAGCGTTTCCAAGAGGGTCACGACCCCGACGACCATCTACAAGAAGCAGAAGCTTGATCGTGATGACATGCTCGATATCACTGACTTCGATGTGGTCGCCTGGCTGAAGGCCGAGATGCGTCTGATGCTCGACGAGGAGCTCGCACGAGCCATTCT